TTCTATCATTTACCTTTAATTTAAAAAATTCGAATGAATGATTTGCTGATAATGCTAAGCTATCAGCAAATTGTTTTGCCTCATCATAATTATATGAACACATTTTTTGAATATTAATTTGTCCAAACCCAAAAACAGATAAAAGCAAAAAGAATAGTATTTTTTTCATGGCATTAATTTATTAATCACAATATTCACTTAATTTAAAAATCAAATCTTTTGAAATTTCATTTATTTTCCTGTTGTTTTCTGGCGATGTTAATAATCTTGTATTAAAGTCATAAGGCTCACTTAAACTATCAATATCTTGTTTTATTTTTTTGCAATATTCTACTACATCTTTATCTCCTTTTTTGATAAGAGTTGCAACTAAAACAGATAATTTGCTTAATTTATAACATCTGCCATATATGGCGTTACTTTCTAGTTCACGAATGATATAATCGTATTCCATGGTTTTTAATTTTAATCAAATTTACAAAATTTATAAAACACTTAAACAGTGATGTTTAATTTACATTTTTTTTAAATTTTATATGGCAAACAATTTGCTTTAATTAAAAAAGATTTTTTTTAAAAAAAATATTGATATAATATATTAATATTATATTTGCAGCCTCAAAATTTATTATATATTTGTGTATAATTAAAAGTATTAGAAATGGAAACTAAGAAAAACATACTAGTAAGTATAAAGAATTACATTTTTGCATACTTAATGCCTATCATGTCATTATTTACTTTCATATATTCTCCTTTTGTCAAATTATATAGAAATTATAAAAATCACACAACAGGTGAGGTTTTTGTTAGTAATAAAGTAATGTCTATATTAGAGAATTCAAGTAATGAAGACAAAGAAACATTATTAAAGAAACTTTATGACATTTAATTGCTTTGGAAGAGTTTATTTCTTTTAATACAATTTTAATAATTTTCATAATATTATTCCCTGGTATTATTATAAGAAGGTCTTTTTATAATAAAAAATTTTCAAAACAATTTTATAGAGGACAATTTTCCGAAAGATTAATTACCACTATTTTTTGGGGTATTATTAATTTATTCTTTGCTTTTTTTCTAAATTTTTTATTTTTTAAGTTTTTCTACAAAATTCATTGTATCTCTTGTAGTTTACAAAAAATATTATATTTAATCTTAAATGTTGATTTTTTAAAAAATGGGTACATATTAAATGATATACCTGCTTCTAATATTTTATTATTTATATTACTTTTCATTATTAATATCTTTGTCATTCCATTTGCACTGGGGTATTCTGCTTTTAGATTTATTCGAAAATTAAAACTTGACTTAAAATATTCATGGTTAACATTTTCAAACCATTGGCACTATTTTTTTCAAGGTGAAATAGCGCACAAAACAGATAGTAAAATAATTGATAAAAAAAATTTAGAATTTAGATCAAATGAAAACAACACTTCAATTTTAGATATTTTAACTATTGAAGGTGATGAAAAATATCTATATAAAGGAATTTTATTGGACTATAACTTAATTGATGATGGTGAAGATCTTGATTCTATAGTTTTATTAGAACCTTTTAAAAAAATATATGATAAAGATATTAATGCAAATGGAGAAAAAACTATACTTGAATTTGAAAAGATACCTGGAAACTTTATTTTAATTCCATATAGTAATATTCTTAACATAAACGTAACAATAAAACCTTTTTCTGAAATAACAAAAGAGAACTCCATAATTGTAGAAAACAAAATTATTGAGAATACTGAAATTCAAGTAAAAGAAGTTAATATCAATGACGAAAATAAAACAGAAGATCCTCCATTTAGCGTACAAGTAATGTTTGGAGTTTTTCTTTTATTAATTTTTTATGTAGCAAATAATTCAATTGAAATATCTTATTTAAGATTTACTTTAGGATTATTTTTTGTCATATTTTTTTATGGTTTCTTAATGGTTTTTGTTCAACATATAATAAAAAGATTTACAATAAAAAAAATAACATTATTTTTAATTTTAGTATTCATATTTTACTCTTTAATAATATATATCTTTAATATTGACCTGTTTAATCCATTGTTACTCTTTTTGGATTATTTTAACTTCAATTAAAAACAAAACTAATAATCTCCAAATTTTATGATTATAAAAAATTAGTAATAAGTAAATTATAACTTTACGTTATTTCAAAATTTTATTATATTTGTATTGTAATTCAAGGCATAAGCCAAAGACTTTAAATATTTAGCTGGCTAAAAAAAGCGATTTTACCTAATGCATCCTCATCAACTGTAAATGATGGCGGTTCAGGTTTTATTTTAGACACACTCTATTCTGAAGGATGGGGTTCTTTTTATGCTTCGAAATACTATGATTTTTCATTCAAAAATTACTATCTAAACAAGGCTATAATTCTAATTGCTAATTCTTTCAATAACTGCAAATTTGTTGAAAAAGATTTACAAGGCAACGAAATAAAAGACGGACCTCTAACGAAATTATTAACCAATCCCAACTCAAAACAATCATTTGAAGAATTTGGAAAGGAGTATATCAGAAATCTTTTTTCTGGTGGTTTTTCTTATTTACTTCCTTGGCATGAAAATCCTGCATTTACTACTTTCATTGAAAAAGATTCAGAACTTCTTTGTTTGAATAATGATGGAATTGATTTTGGTGGCCGAAAAGTAAGTATGTTTCAAAAGGATATCTCTTTTGAATATTATTACAATTCAGAGAGGAGAACTTTCAATTTCGCACAAGTTATTCCATTCTACGATATTGCACAAGATCCTAAGAACTCATTCAAAGGGGTTTCAAGATTGAACGCTTTACAAGAGGAAATAAATCAAATTTGGCTTTCAAACAAAGCTATTGACAATCAAATTAAATTATCAGGAAATATTATTGTATCACCTGATGTAAGCAAAGACTCTCCCTTATCTCAAGGTCTAGATGCGGCAATCGTCAGCAAAAATGGCAATCAAAAAATCCAAAAAGATGTAATTGAAGAAAAGCTAAATGTACCAGGAATTATTTTCGGTAAATCATTGACAGTTTCTTCTACAGCACTGAAAGCAATTAACTTGGCTGAAAGCCTTAAAGACTATGACTATAACACCAAATTCAAACAAGAGGCTGGTAGAATTATCTTAAATCTTTATGATATTCCTAGAAAGCTTCAGAACATTATTACTCAATCAGAACTTAAGTCAGATAAAGAAGGAGAGGACGTTGATGTTTATGAAAAAATTGTGATTCCAATTTCTGAAAATTTCTGCAAATCAATCAATTCTACATATTCAAAACTTACAAGAACGACCATTCATTTAGACTATTCCCATCTTTCGGTTTTTGCTGAAAAGAAAGATAGCAATGATAAAACTAGAACGGAAAAAAATAAATCCGTTTCAGAATATGTAATTAACCTATTTGAAAAAGGGTTAATTGAAAAGCCTCAAGCAATTAAAATTTTACAAGATGAAAAAGTTATCACCTGAGCAAATTAAAAAGCTAGGAGAGTCTGGCAAAGTTGACAAAGAAGCATTAGAGAAATCTATTAAACAAAAAGAAAAGGCACAAGCCGAAACAGTAAATAAATGATAGAAATTCCTTTCTTAAAAAAATCATTTTCCGATAAGCAAGAATTAATTAAGTATCTGAAGGATAATCGTCAGAGGCTTAATTCTCTGAAAAAACTTCAAGAAACTACAGCCCCGGTAAAGTTTGAATATACTTTTGAGAAATCAAGTTTAAAATCTGAGGTTAATAAAGCTGAAGGTGAGAATTCATCTCCTACAGTTGAGGTTAAGGACCCGGATCTGATTCGTGTTAAGGTTGTAATGAATACAACAAATTACATGGATTCACATCTAGATGTTCATATTCCTGGATTATGGAAAAAAACATTAGAGCAATCTAAAGGTTTTCATCATTTACAAGAGCATGTTTCCAATTTCGATCATGTGATTGCATATCCAGAAGATGTAAAAGCATATACTGAATACAGAAACTGGACTGATTTAGGAGCAGATTACCCGGGACAAACTCAATGTTTAATATTTGAAACTGTAATCAGAAAGGATGTCAATCCTTATATGTTCAATTTATATCTAAAAAATAGAGTCAGAAATCACTCAGTTGGGATGCGATATGTACAATGTGAAATAGCAATTTATGATGAGGATGATGAAAAAGAAATGGATTTCTGGAACAAATATATTGCACAGGTAGTCAATAGGGACAAAGCTGAAAAATACGGCTTTTTCTGGGTTGTTACTGAAGCTATTCTGAGAGAAGGAAGCTCTGTTTTATTTGGTTCAAATGACATTACTCCTACTCAAAGTGTTGAGATAGAAGTTGAAGAAGAAAAAGAAGCTGAAAAAGACGATAGCATTCAAGATGAACCGCCATCAGGCATTCAAAATGAACCGCCGCAAGAATCTAAGAAGCTCTCAAATACATTATTACTAATTTAAAAATTTTTTGAAATGTTCGAAAAAAAATCGCCAGAAGAATTTGCGGCTATGTCTCCAGAAGAGCAAAAAGCTTACTTAGCTGCGAAAGAGAAACACGACAAAGAGCAGCTTGAAAAAACTGCCAAAGAAGCAGCAGAAAAAGCTGTGGAAGAAAAATTGAAAGAACAACCAGAATCTATTTCTAAATCAGATTTTGATAAGTTCAAAACAGAAACAACTGCTATGATTGAAAATATTGGCAAAGCCGCTAATAAAACAGAAGGAACTCGAGAAATTGCTGTAAAAGCTTTAGCAGAGAAGTATGAAGAATTATACGAAAAATCTTCATCTCCAGAAGTTCAAAAAGAAATTGAAGAAGCAAGAACCAAATCTAACAATGCAAAATTTGTTATTGAACACAAAGCATGGGATCCTGCAGTAATTCATACCGTAGGTACTACTGGTTCACAACCCGTTACTTCAACGTATCAAACAATTGTAACTCAGGTAGTAGGTAGATTCACAAAACCTAGACCATTTTCAAGTATTATGAATTTGGTAGATGTTCAGCCATTGAATACAAGTTCAATTACAATTTTTGAAACAACTACTACTGGTAATTTTGAAGTTACACCAGAAGGTGAATTAAAACCTTTCATCAAGTATGAAGAGAAAGATGTAACTGCAGATGCTGAAATTGTAACTGCTTTATGGTGTACTACTGCAAAATTAAGAAGATTCTATCCTGGTGTTGCTAATCAGATGAGAAGCACTTTAGAAACATTGTTAGGAGAAACAATTCCTAATAAAGTTCTAGATTATGTAAGAACTAACGCTTCAGCTTATACGCCTATTCCCGCTTTAGCAGTTTTCACTGCTCCGAATGAATACGATGCAATTGTATCTGTAATTGCTGGGTTGAAAAAAATAGGATATGTTCCAAATGGTGTTTCACTATCTCCAGTTGCTTATGCAAAACTTATCACAAATAAGTCTGCAGAAGATGGACATTACACTTTACAGAACGGAATGTCTATTGCAATTGTAGGTTCTAATATCAAATTAGGAAACTATGACATCTTAGTTACTGAGGATCCAAAACTTGGTGATGATGAATTCACAGTAGGTGATTTATCATTAGTTAAAGCTGCTATTGATGGGCAAATTCTATATTTAGAAACAGATGGTAGAATTGATGGTGAAACAGTTGTAAAAACTGGTCTTGCTGCCAATGTTAGAACTCACGAGCTTGGAAAATTCTTTGCAACTGTAATGGCTGATGGTGCAAAATCAGGAATTGTTTTTGACACTTTCACCAATGTTAAGACATTAATCACTAAACCATAATTTTTAAAAATTTAAAAAATGTCAGGAGAAAATAATAATGCAGCTGCTAATAATGCAGCTGCTAATGAAACAAAACAGAAAAATGAACAAGTTTCATTGAAAGATGTTGTTGATTCTTTTGCTAAAGCATCGAAAGAAAACAAGTCTAAAAACAAAGAAAACGTAAAGGTTTCTTTGACAGAAAGATTTGATATTGAATTTATCGCAGATTTTGGTGAATTCAAAAAAGGAGATACTGCAAGTGTTTCTGAGATTGCAAAAGAATACTATGTTAAAAACAAAGTAGCAAAAGAACCTAAGTAATGATATTTATTGATCCATCATTTTTCACTGGAGAACTTCATATTCCTAATTTAGAAAATTCAGGAGTTAAAGATTATGAATTTTTCAAACTAGCAACAGAATGGGAATTGGAGTGTTTGGAGTTAGCATTTGGGAAAAGCTTATCTGAAGAGTTAATATCTCAATTTGAAATTACTGGTGAAGATGGATCAAAAAAATATCAACTAAAAACTGGGGTAGATCCTAAATGGAACTTTCTCATTGATGGCCGAAAGTATTCTAAAACTGATAGTTTAGTAAGTAGCTTTATTAATCTATCGGTTTTGGGTTGCGGCTGTAATTCTTCTAGTAATGTAATTTTCCATTTTTGGGATGGAATTGTTAAGAAACAAAATGTAATTGTAGAAGGTAAAGTATTGAACTACAAAACTTCTTTTATTGCTGACTATGTTTATTACAAATGGAGCTTTCACAATCAATCAGTGACAACTGGTACGGGTGAACAAACGCCTGAAAGTAAAAATTCATCGAAAGCAAGTAACAAAATCAAGAGAACCAATGCCTTTAATTCTTTTTGGGCAAAGGTTAAATCTTGTGAAAGTGGAGGTAAAGTAGGGCTTCATTTATTCTTAAAAGAACATTCTGAATCTTTTGAAAGATTTGTTGAATTCGATTTTAACTATCATAATATTTGGGATGTTTAAGATTGTACCATTAGAAAATTTATTGGGAAAAATTATTAGTGAGGCAGATTTCACGGATATTTCACCAACTAATAGAGTTTCATATTCTTGGGGAGATAACATTGAATTAAATCAATGGATTGTAGCTAAGGATAAAGAGATTTCTGGAAAGCGTTCTTTTGGGGTTGAAAACATAGGTAAGTATCCTTTGATTTGGTTAGTAACACCGATTGAAGGAATTACTGAAAGTATAAATTCTCAGAAGTTTAACGGGATTAAATTGATAGTGGCTTCTACTACAAAAACTGAGTATTTAAATGAATTTAGAGAACGAGAAATTATGCCATATTTGGTAAAAATCGCTGAAAAATTTATTGAAATTGTTGCTACTAATAAGAATACATCTATTGTCAGAAAAAATGGTATTCCAATTATAAAATTTAAGAAGATTTACAATTATAGTACAGGAGAAAACACAAATGAAACTGTGGATATTTGGGATGCATTATCGCTCCAATTTGACTTAATAATTAACAATAACTGTTTAAAATTTTAAAAGTTATGATCAGTACAAAAAGAGATTGCACTACTACAGTAAAAGGAACTGGAACTGGTGGTTGCAGAACAAAAAAGAAATATATTGTAAGAAGATTTCTTTTGCAAAAAGGTTTTAAACTAGATAAATCAAATGATTCTCTAGACGAAAACAAAGTAAAAGAAATGATTCAAAAGGGAATTTTAGTAATTCTACCAGAAACTGTAGGTTTCGAACCACAACATAAAGAACCAACTTTTGAAGAAATTCAAAAGCAGGATATGTTTGTATCTGGAACTGTTTACGGTTGGCTACTAAAATATGAAGCAGATTCATGTTTGTCTTCAGCCTTAGCTTCACTTTCTTCAAAAAAATGGGACATCTTAGAAGTTGATGAAGATGGTGAGTTAAATGTTTGTGAAACTTCTGATGGATACATCAAAGGTTTTGATGGAAATTTAGCAATGTACCAGGGAATGGCAGACAACGATGGTTCTACAGCTGCTAAATTAAACTTCAAAACTCAGCTGACTAAAACTGGTTCAATTGAATATCAGTCTTCTTGGATTGCGTTACCAAAAGGTGAAGTAGATTGGAAAGGATTAGCTGGAATTGATGAGGTGCAAATTGAAAAAATTGCATCTGGAATTCTTGTGACTTTTGCATGTGATCAAACTTCTCCAGTAGAAGGTTTAGCAACCGCAGATTTTAGAGTCCTTGATTCTGTAGGAACTGTAGTTGCAGGAGCTACATTTACAGAGGTTGGAGAAGGTAAATATACAGTTGGTGGAATTACTGCAGGAAATGACTATACAATTTATTTGTATGATTCAACAGCTGGAGCAAATGTCGTATCAGTTGCAAATTACTACTACAAGTCTAATAAGCTAAATTATTCTGCTTAAAAAATAACGGTGCAGAATTTCTGCACCGTTTTCTTATGGATGTCTTAGAATGGATACAAGCTGCAAATAAATTCAACATTAAAGAATTGTTGAATTCTTTTTCATTATTCATTATTGATGATGAAAAAATAACAGATTTGCAACGTCAACAATGGAGTGAAGGTAGAGATTCAAAAGGTAGAATAATTGGTTTTTATAAAAAAAAGACTGAGGAAATTACCAATGGTAAGAAAATAGCCGGAGAACCTTATAATTTATTTGATTCTGGAGATTTTTGGGCAAATGCTTTTATCATTGTGAGAATAAAAGACAAAGATTTAGAGTTTGAATTTGATAGTTCTGGAGTTCACAAAGATGAGTTATTTCAAACTATACAATTCAGTGGGGAAATTTCTAATCCAGAAGATATTTTTGGTTTAATGGAACCAGCTAAAGAAGTTTTTGTCAAAATGATTGAACCGAAATTCGTTGAACAACTTGAAAAATATTACAGCAATGTGTAAATGTCAACAAAATTCCCAATTTAAAACTAAACTCAGAGAAGCTTTTTCTCAAAATACTGAAACCGCTAAACACGCAATTTGGGAAATGCAGTCTGGTGGTATTGTAATCGGCACTGAAGAACAAGCAAAAGAAAGATTAAAAGATGGTAAAATTGAATGTTATTTTCTTCCAATTAAAAAAGGAAACGAAGTAACTTTCGAAATTAAAACACCACGACCAAAAACAAAGTAATTTTATTATTAAATAATTGAAATGCAGTTTTTTAGCTGCATTTTTTGTATTTTTGAATATGAAGTTTTATAGCAATTGTCGCGAACTACCAATCCATAATTTTATTGAAATTTCCAGAACTGGTGATTTGAAATTTTTATTTTGTGATTACAAAAATGTAACAGATGAAAGTATTACTTCGGATGTTCAAAATGCTTACTTAGAGATTATTGATGAATTAAACTCGTTTTTTAAAGGTTCCAGTAATGGAAAAATGATAAAAGAAGCCAAATTGAGAGCTTTATCGTTAAGATTCATGAATATTTCTATTTTAGAAATGATCATTATGGTTTCTGGTAAAAATGAAGAAGTGATTGAACTATCTAAAAAAATGAAAATCAATCCCGATAATATTTCAACTTACAAAAAGGCTGTAAATAATGAGCTAAGAAAACTTGAGAAACAATTAGAAATAATTGATGAAGAAAAGCCAGATAATGAGTTAGATAATTGGGAAAAAAGCTTAATTTTGGTGAAGGAAAACGGTTTTAATTTCGATAGATATAATACTCCATTAATTGAATTTATTTACGCAATAAATCGTTTGGAAGAAAAAGCTAAGCACCTTGAAACTTTAAAAACTAAATGACCAAAAAAGAAATTATAGAAGACTTAATCACATTAGCTATATTAGGATTAGTGTTTTTTTTAATGTGGTTTAATAAAGAAATTGCAATAGTATAGTGTTATTGTTTGACCAAATTGATTCACAAGAACAACTCAAAGAATTCGTTCAAAAATTGAATGAAAGTTTTCTCTATGAGAAGTACTTGCTTTTTTTGGAAGTTTTTAAGCCTAAGGTTTTAGATTTAAATCCTAAAGGTTTTCCTATGAATTCAAGAAGCAAATATGAAATTTGGTGGTTTTGGGCTAATAAATATAAAATCTATACAACTGTTAAAATCAATTATGATTTTCCTTTAGAAAATCCAGAAGCTAAAACTGGATTTTATGAAGATTTTCATTTTCATCTATTTCCAATTGACTATTCAGGCATAAGCCAAGATGTAACATAGCTAAATTTACCATCGATGGTATTACTAAAGCCGTCACAGATGTAGAGAATTTCAATTCTCAGTTACTTACTACTGATAAAAATCTACTTGCAATTGTAGACAAAGCTCACAAAATTTCTGAATCCTTCAACAATGTTAAAGGGTTAAAGGAGTTTTTGTCTTTAGTTGAAAAATATAAGAAAGTTAATGAAGAAGTCGATGAGGAACTTAAAAAGAGAAAAAAAATTGTTACAGATTTAGAGAAGGCTGAGGCGGCTCTTACAAAGGCACGTTCTGAAGAAAACAAAGAAGTACAAAAAATAAAAATAGCAACACAGGAAGCAAACAAAGAAGCCAAGTTACAAGCTCAGGTTGCATCTGAACAAGAAGGTTCTCTCAAAAAATTACGTGCTGAACTTATTTTGCTTACAACTCAATATGATAAACTTTCAGCAGCTGAAAGAAACGAAGCATCGGGAAAAGAGTTGGAAACTAAAATTAAAAATCTTACTAAAGAAGTTTCGGATCTAGAACAAAATACTGGTAGATTTCAGAGAAATGTTGGTAATTATTCTTCTGCTTTCAAAGGTTTAAAAGGGAATATTTCAGGCATTCAAGATGGTTTCAATCAAATTAAAAGTGGAGATGTAGCGGGTGGTTTTGATACAATTTCTGAAAGTTCCAAAGGACTAGGTAAAAATCTTTTATCATTTCTTGTTTCACCAATAGGTATTGTTATTGGAGTTGTAACAGGGTTAATAGTTTCTTTGAAAGCCTGGTATGATTATAATGAAAAAATAAGCGGACAAACTTCTTTTCTAAAAAAAACAATTGGAACACAAGGGGAAAGTTTAAAAGCATTGAGAGCTGAGATTCAAGCTACAGCTGATACCATGAAAGTTGATTTCATGACTATTTCAAAAACCATAGATGATGCGCTTGATCTTGGTTTAGCAAAAGATGAATTTTCTGCTTTAGCTAGTATTCAAAAAGGTTTACTCCAAGCACCAGATAAAAATGAATTTTTAAATCAACTGCAAAGTAATTCAATTGCGGCAAAGAATCTTGGGATGGATTTAGACCAACTTAGAGGTTTTATTTTGGCTGTTGAACAAAATGGAGGAGATGTAAATGCAATTCTTGGTGCAATGCAAAAAGGTTCGCAAAACCTAGCAACTGCTTTAAGCAATGATAAACTAAAATCTAGTTTGAGTAATGTATTTGGGAATGTTTTCACAGAAGATATTTTACAAAAAATTAAAACTGGCGAATTATCGACTATCGATGCTTTACAAAAGATATCAGCTAAATCTCAAGAAGTAGGATTAAATACATCTCAACAAGCAGAATTAGCAAAGCAGTTGTTTGGTAGATCTGCAATAGCTGCAGGTGGTTATGAGTTAGTTTTGAAAAATGTAGCTGACAGCTACGAATTGCAAAATAAAAAACTTTCATCATTGCAAGAATCAAATCTAGAGTTAACTAAAATTACATCACTTCAAGAGAAGGCTTGGGCGGGATTATTTGACAAAACTGGAGGTGGATTCGAACGTATGAAAGTTGATTTTAAACTCATGACAGCTAAATATGTTCTTGAATTCATTTTATGGATTTATAAAGCGGCAAATGGATTCATAGAACTGTATAATCAAAGTAACATTCTTAGGGGTGCAATTGCATTCATAGGAGCTTCATTTAAAAACTCATTTGGTCTTGCTGGATTATTAATTAAAGAAGTTTGGTATGCTTTAAAAGCATTGGGTTCTGATGCTGTAGATATATTCATGCAAATAAACAAATCAATTGATAATTTGAAATCTGGAAATTTCAAGCAAGCTGCAGATGATTTAATGAATATTACTACTAAAATATCTCAAAATCATAAGAAGCAGTTTTCTGAAAGTAAGAATGCAGAAAGTGATTATGCGAAGTCATTGAAAGAAAATGTAAAGAGTATTTCTGATGCCTATAACTCCACCAATAAAATTAAATTATTGTCTGTACCGAAAGCAAATAAAAGTGAATTAGGAGGTGGAAATCTTTCAGGAAACCCTTATCAAGATAATTCTTCTGATGCAACTTCAGGTGAAATTGAAAATAACAAAAAAATCAAAGATGATAAGAAAAGAACCGCAGAGGAACTGAAAAAAATTGCCTATGATAATGCAAAAGCAGAAATAGAATCTAGAAAGTTAGCTTTAGAATTTACTCAGAAATTTTGGAATGAAGAAAAATCATCAATAGATGAGAAGCAACTTTTTTATGAAAATTATTATGATGAACTTTTTTCTCTTTTGGATGCTGAAAAAAATCTCGAATTATCTAACGCCAAAACTCTAGCAGAAAGGAATAAAATCATTCAGAAATATAATATTGATAGACTAAATCTTGAGAAACAACAAAGTGAAAAATTAAAATCAATAAAAATTGAAGAAATTCAAAATACTGAAACGCAGTATAAAATTTCTAATGAATCCATTCTAGAAAATGCAATTGACTTAACTGACAAATTAGTTGAAAACGAAAAAATTAGAATAAATAAAATTCTAGATTTTGAATTGCAGCTTCTGAATAAAAAATTTGATTTAACAGAGAAAGAAATTCAAAACAAGCTTGATGCAGGAGAAATTCTGACAAAGGCAGAACTTGACTATTTATCTGCAGTAAAAGAAGCAAGGAAAAAGGCTAATAAAGAAATTACAGATTTAGACTCTAAATATTCTGATTCCAAAATTAAAATTCTTCAACATAGAATTGAAGTTGAAAAACTTTTACAAGGTAAAGGTTATTCTGAAAACATAGCACTTCAGATAAAACATGCTGATGACACATATAAAATTGCAATTGAAAAGTTGCAAACTCAATTAGAAGCAAAACAAATTACTCAACGAGATTACGACAATGCAGCTGAAGAAGAAAAGATAAAAAGAGATTCAACAATTCAACAATTAGATGATGATTTTTGGATTAATAATCTCGGAAAGTTAGGTGAAGTTTTTGGCAAACAAGCAGAAATGCAACAGTTGTCAAACGCTACTTTGGCACTTTTGAGACTAGAGAATTTAAATGATGAAGCTTTAACAACTCAGCAAAAAATAGACTTAAAATGGAAGGAATTAGAAGCAACTTCAATGTTTGTTGGAGCTATTGGAGGTCTTTTTGGAAAACAAACCGCTGTTTTTAAAGCTTTCATGGTAATGCAAGGGACAATGGATGCTTTTTCTGCTGCTCATAAAGCTTGGAAAAACTCACTTGCAAATCCAGTAAATGCAATGTTACCTGATGGAGGTTTATTAAAAGCAAAAATAGCTTATGGTATTGCATTAACTTTTGGATTGGCGAAAGTTGCAGTCATTGCTTCACAAAAACCACCAAAATATAAGGATGGAACTTTATATGCAGAAAGAACTGGAACCGCAATAACGGATGAAGAAGGTCCGGAATTACATTTTGATAGAAATTGGAGACTTAAAGACAAAGGTTCTTCTGGAGGTGCAAGGTATAAACAAGTTTCACAAGGTGATAAAATCATTCCAGCTGATATCACTAAGATGATAAATTCTTTAAGTATTCCTTTGTCAAATATTTCTAAAATTCAGGCTTTTCAAGGTCAAAATATAGACTATGATAAATTAGCGAATAAGATTGCTGAAAAAAATATAAAAGCATTGGAGAACCAGAAAAAAGAATACTTCATTCCTGGAGTAAATGGAGAAATTATAAAGGTTGAAAGTCAAAACGGAATGACTACTATTCACAGAAAAACAGAAACAAAACCATTCGGACAAATTTTACAATAATGAACGTACAGCCTTTAGATAGAAATAATATTACTTATTTTCTTTTTTTTGAAAAAGAAAATTTAACTATTGAAATTGAAAAACCAATAGGTTTAGAAAAAGCTGAAATTGAAATAAAACAAAATTCTGGTGGATTTGGTAGATACATCACTTTTGCAGATGGAGTAGAGCTAACTTTTTCTCCTAGATTAGATCATCAATTTTCAAAACTTTGCCAAAATTATAAAATTCATAAATGGCAAAATGGAATTTACTTTTTAATTAAAATTAATGATGTATTATTTTATAAAGGAAGGATGAAATTAGATTCAGCTGAGACCGATTACAATTATTTTTTCAAAACTAGAATTGATGTAAACGGAGTCAGAGAAATAATCGAAGCAAAGAAAAGTGAAACAATTAATCTTTTGTCAAATAAATCAATTGATAATTCAGATATTTCCGAAATATCTCTACAAGATATTCTGACAAAATATAAAGAGATTCTAGTTGATAATTTAATTACTTCCACTGTTCAATCCTTACCAACAACTTTTAATGCGCCTAGTAATAATTACAGTTATATTTTTCTAAATTTATTCAACAAAGCTGGTAATATTGATAATAAAATAACCATTATTGAAGAGTTAATTCACAATCAATATAATTTTTCCTATTGGGAAAATGTATTTTCATTTGTAAAAAATGGACCTGTAATTAATAAGTACAAAATAAAAATTACTGATATTGATGTATCAACTAATATTAACGGAGGTGTTAGAATTGGTTTGTTAAGATTTAAAGGATTTCCTAATTCAAATGGATATTTTGATGTAGCTAGTTGGAACCCAATTCTTTTGGAAAATAATAACAACCTTAATATTGCAAATTTTGAAGAAGACATAATTTTGCAGCCTAACGAAGTTCTAGGATATGGTATTTTCTTATACAATACTACACCAAACTTACAATTAAATGGAACTATTACAATAAATAAAAAACCATTTATTCACTATTTTGATTTAGCTATTTATGAGAATTCAATAACCAAATGCGCTAGGTTGATTGATATTGGAAAACAAACATTAAAATCAATTACCAACGATTCAGTTTCAGTAATTGCTCCAAGATTTACTGAATCGGGAGGGAATTTCTTTGATATTTTTGCAACTTCGGGATTGTTTTTGAGACAATTTTTAGATCAGCCTTTTTATGCTTCCTGGGATGGTTTTCTCAAGTATATAAAATCATCATTTAATTGTGATGCACAAATAAAAGAAAATGAGGTTTTCATTGGTCATGAAACCGATTTTTATCAAGATATTGAAGTTGGAAGATTTTCTTTCAATCCAAATGATAATTCTTTCAAAGTAAAACCAAATTCAAGAATTGTAAAGTCTAGTTTTTCTATTGGATATGATAAATATGAAGATGATAAAAACAGTTCAAATACTATAGATTCAATTCACGTAAAGTCTGAATGGTATCTGTCCAATTCTCAACCTTTAGAATCAGCAAAAGATGAAAATACAATCAGTTTTGTAGCTGATCAATACAAATTAGAAAATATTAGGCGTGAAAGCTTCAGTAAAGATTCAACGAAAACAATACCAAATGACAAAGACATTTATGTCATTGATACAATTACTAAAGATGGAATTCTGCAGAACCGAAGCAACGAAGGATTTGATACTGAAAATATTTTTTCTCCAGAAACCACTTATAATTTAAGACTTTCAGTAAAAAGATTACTTATAGACTATTATTCCGAGTTTTTATCAAATGTCAGTAGATTCACAAATGATGTTATTTCATGGAAAAATACTTCTTACTTGAATAATGGCAAAGCAAAAACAAAACCTAAGCTACCACTTTCAGTGCTTACAAAGAATATTGAATTAATTGAGTCTGAAAATATAGCACCAGAACAATTACCACAACCAACACTGACTGGTGATATATATGAGTTTGATTTGTCAAACAGAGTCAAATTTGACGAAGCTTTAGAGTTAATGAATAGAGTTGTAAATGAGAAAGGTTACATCACTTTTTTTGATGAAAATAATTCAGAAACCGAAATTAAAATTTTCATTTCTGAATTAAAATATTCTTGGGAAAATGAAAAATTGTACAATATAAAAGGCGAACAGAAATATGAATAATTTGCACCAACAAAAATTCCAATTTCTTCGATTTACAGAAGATGGACCCAACCAAGATATCTATGGAAAGGAAGTTTGGGATACAGAAAAAATTTTTTTGTCACTTACATCTAGAGAAAGTTATTCTCAATATTTAGATTTAGGTTTAGATACTGATGAGAATATTGATGGATTTTATATAGAATCTGAAAGTGGTGAAAAATTGACTTTAGGAATTCATTTCTATTACAATATCAGAAAGATTGATTCTAAACATATTCTAATTTTTGGACTAAAAGATGATTTGAAATATCTAGGATGTAATACTTTATATTGCGTTATCACAACAAGTAAGAGAAAAATTTTTAGTAACGTTTTCAACTTCATTCATGCTGAAAGTGAACTTAATGATACAACATTATTAACTTATTGGCATAAAGAAAATTATTACAATGCTAACTATTTTGAGAGTGATTTTATACCGCAGCAGATTCGCGTACCAATAGCATTTTCTCATAATTATTCTGAAGGTGAAGCTGAAAGTTATCAGGACTCTTATCAAATTGAGAACAAATACAGAAGTGGACGTGTTAAACGATTATTTATGGAGAGTTGGAAAGTGCTTTTGAACGATTCTAATTACACTGCTTTGTGTGCGGCTCTAGATTCTGACTTTGTATTTTTTGATAACATTTTCGTCTCACTTAAACCATTCACGCCAGAAAGAGATAAAGATGAAAAAGGTTTCTCATTGTCAAATATAGATGGTCAAAGAAATCCTTTAGAAATTTTTGATCAGTCTATTTTAAGTCAATACTTTAATATTAGTGCTGATTCGCAGAATTATTTCTTCAATTACAATCATGAGCCAATAAATCTTCAGAATTCTGGAGAAAGCTTTTTAGTGAATAAACTTTTCAATAATTACAAAAATGATTTTGGGGTTATTTATAATTGTGATTTGAAAATTAAAATAACAAAATTGCCGATTAAAGGGTTTTTAGCTCACAACATCACCAGAAATATCTTCTCAACTGATTCAGTAATTAGTTATTGTGAAAAAGATAATCTAGTTTATTTCCCAAATGGATTCAATAATAACTTAGGCTCATCAGGGAATTTTTCAGAAACATTTAAGTATAGAATAATTGATACAAATGGAAATGTAGGTTCAGAAATTGAGCATTCAATTAACATGATTGATACGGCTGTTACTCCACCTGTTAATGGAAGTTCAATGATTACTTTTTTTGATAATACAACTTCTCCAATTGTTGGAAATAATACCACCATTGAAGTGATTCATTTAAGTACTGTTATTGATCCTTCAGATTCAATTGTTTCTCAAAAATGGGAGCAAGATAATGGTAATGGATTCCAAGAAGTTGGTGATTTGGCTTCTCCATTTAATTTTAATTTAAATGTTGGGGAAAATAAGATAAGATTGAAAACTCAAACTCAGAACGAAGTTTTTTATTCAAATATTCTTATTATGACACGAATTCAAAATACCTACCCATTACAGAATTTTTATTTCCAAGCTATTCATCCAGATACGCATTCAGGTATTGATTATGTGGTTTATTTAGATGAATACGGAATGGAGCAAACATTAGAACTTATAAGATCTCGTTGGAATGATTTTAATAATGATGGAATTGAAGAAGTGGGAGAGTGGTTAGAAGCTCCATGTATGTTAGTTTCTGCTTATCAAATTGTTGAAACTTTTGGAGCCATGCCTTGTACTCCATAATTATTTTTATAAATTTGTAATTAACAATTAGGCATAAGCCAATGATTATCAATAGCGCATTCTGTAAGAGTAGAAGAAATTTCTAACGGAGTTAAAATCATTGAAAATATCGACGGTATTATCGTTGAAAAAGAAGTTTCTGCAAATTCTAAGCTATTCATCCGTGCAACTAATGAAGATTTATTTCCATCAAATACTTATCAAATAATTGATATAGTAGGGGAGATTTATAATTTACCAGCATTTCCAAACGAATTTATTTTTGTTGATTCTGGATCAAACGAACATCTATCGGCAAATGGCATTGAATTAATTGAAAATTCTTTACTTATACAATCCTTTGCCATTATTGACTTAACTGGATATGCAACTGAAGAATTTGTTAATCAAGCAATTTCTTCAGCAATTTCGAGTATTAAAGATAACATTCTAGAATTTCCTATGTATTCTGATTTTCCGCAACCAGGAGAAGTGGGAAATATTTATATCGCTCTTGACGTAGATCAGATATTTGTTTGGAATACAGAATCACAGAGTTATGTTCAGCAATCCTGGGATGCTTATGTGATACAGCAATTACAAACTAATATTGCTTCAGCTCAAATGGCATTTCAGAATTTACAAAATTCTAAGCTAGATAAACCTAATCTTTCAATCAACAATATTCCATTTTGGCATCAATCGGGAACATTTTTTAATTCCAATATGTCTTATATCAACGGAAATATAGGAATTGGTTTACCTGGTGGAGCTACTGAAAAGCTAGAGGTTGGAGGTAGAACTAAATCTGATGGAATCGTTATAAACGAAACCACTTCTGCAATTTTACCGAAAGAAATTAAGTTCAAAGATGGGAAATTTAAAGCTGCGTTGGCTGATGGTGTGGAGAAATCAGTTTTATTGGAAGGTGATGTAAGTGGCGGTGTTGATTTTGAAGGTTTTACAAAATTATTAATTAATGAGAATTTTGGATGGCAAAAGGTTAATTGGGGTAGTGTTACTTATCAAAATTTTGCTATACCTACAAATATTGCTCAATCTGGACATACAAATGAAGGAGGAGGCATTGGTTCAATTAAAGGTTTTGGCATAACTTATAAATCATCAACTACAACCATAGCATACATGAGAGGGGCTTCACATTTCTTCATAATGAACGGAAATTCAATATCTTCTAGGAGGTTTTCAATAGATACAACTGTTTCTACACAAAGAATTTACATTGGATTTTCTGATAGATTTAGACAAAATAATCCAACAAATGTACAATTAGATACATTAATTGAGTTTGTTGGCATTTGTATGGAAAGCGGAAATTCAAATTTACTTTTAATGCATAATGATAGCAGCGGAACTGCAACAGTTATAGATACGGGATTTACAAATGCAACAAAATATGTGTATGACTTAACACTTACTTCTGTATATGGAGTAAATGCAGTAACAGTTAAACTAAAGAGAATAGATACTACTGATGGTTCTATTTCTATTTTTAATTATACTATAAATTCTAATATTATTACAAATTTAGATGCTAAAGCTTCATTTGCTTTATGGTGTGTTGATTCATTAGGCACGTCAGAAGTAAAAGTTACAGACTATGGAGGTACTTGCACATGGAGATATAGAACTTTTCAACCTTAATAAATAATAAATAATAAATATATGGAAAATTACATACTCACACCAGTCATAGAATCAAGGCTTCAAGAAATCAATTCAACACCCTATTATTGGGCTTCAATAAATCTTCCAGAACATGAAGATTTACCAAATTTCAACAGAAAATTAGTCGTTTCTGGCTTTAACTCACCTGATTTGGAAGTAAACCAAGACGAGCGATTTTTTATCACTGTAAAGCAGATTTTTATCAATAAAGAAACTGGGAAAATTTTCAAAGTTTTCAACGCTCCTCAATGGGAAATCTACGCTAATACTTGGTCTTATTTGCGAAATAGTCAATTTCAATTAATTGAGGTTGACAAGCAAATTTTAGATGACGAGACAGGTGAAGTTCTATCTACTGAAAAGTCAAAAATAAAAGTGAGTACCATTAAGTATTTTAAAACTTTGCTTAAAAATAAAGAAGCTCATTTGGTAGACCTTTTCAATGCTTACATGGGTGATTTTGCATCAGTAAAAATGGACGAATTAAATAGACTATGATAAACATTATTTTATTTCTCGTTGCTTGGATCCTAGTGTTACCTGTGACCTTACTCAATCTTTATTCTGTAAAAAAGGAGTACGGAACCACTAAAGGATATTTCAAAAGCACCGCAATCTCCATTGACATTTGGGCGAAAACTGAATTCAGAGCTTTATGGAAGGAATATCTTTTCCAAGACGATTGGGAGTACCTTATCAATTATGATTGGCAAAAACCAGAAACGCTTTCTTCGATGCTCGGGAAATGTCAAAGAGCCGGAAAAGAAAAACCTAAAGGAAAACTACTTATAAAAATTCTTGATTTTTTAGACGAAAATCACTGCGAGAATTCAATCAATAACAATATTTAAAACATGGAAAAAATTATCGTTCTACTCATTATTTTATTCTCTCTGTATATTTTAATTCTATTTATGATAGGTCTAGATTTTTGGAGTGGAATTCGAAAAGCTAAAAAAAATAACATTGTGCGTTCCTCTTATGGTTTTCGCAGAACTGTCGAAAAAATTAAAGAATACTATAATGCAATGACAGCTCTCACAATTATTGATGCGATGCAGGTTTCGGTGATTTGGTATCTCGAAACTTACTATCAATATTCTATTCCTATGTTTCCCTTTGTCACTTTACTTGGTGCAATCGGTTTGAGTTTTATTGAAATAAAATCAATTTATGAGAAAGCAGAAGATAAGCAACGTTTCCACGAAGCAGGAGCATTAATTACTTCCATCGCCAAAAATAGAACGGATATAGAAGAAATTTCTAAGTCAGTTGCAGAATATTTAAAACAAAATCCAAAAGAAATACATAATGAAAAGCCTAATTAAAATTTTTTTACTCCTGGTAATTTCAATTTTAACCAGCTGCAAAACTCGCGAAAAAGAAGTTTCTAAAAACGAAACAAAATCGGAAACTTTCTCTAAATCAGAAATCAAAATTGAAAGAAAAACGATTGATTTTGTTTTTAATAAATCCCTTTTTACTCTGGATTTTTCCTACAGAAGTTCAGCTGAAGAAACAGGAAAAACCGAGAAAAAAAATATTGATAAAGGAAAGGAGTATTACGAAAACGGAAATCTCAAGAAAGAATGGGAACGTGATCTTTCGGAGCAATCAGAATTCAGTAAAAAATCTCAAACCGAGTTACAAGAAAAATTATCTAAGTCTGAAGAGACTTCGAAATATTGGCAGGAATCAACCGATCATTTCTATAAAGCTCTAGAACAGGAAAAAAAGAAAACAAGTAATTATGAAATGAAATTGAAAGCCAAAGAAACGTTTACGTGGCAAATGTTTTTCGTGGGATTAATGATTGGATGGATTGTTCTTCCAGGATTGCTTCGGTGGATTATATCCTGGATAAAAAGATTTCAGCCATTTATAATTTTAGTGGATTCTATCAAAAACTTAAAAAAAAATAAAAATGCTTAATTTAATACCATTCAAACAATTTATTTCTGCAGGACACAATGATTCAGATCCAGGAGCTGTGGCAAATGGCTACCAAGAAAACGAACTCACAAAAGAACTCAGAAATCTTATTTTAAAAAATGGCAATGCCAAAGAAATTATCATCGACAGAGATTCTGAATCTAATCGTGAATACCAAAATAGAATTAAGCCAGGAGCGGGTTCTGTAGTTCTTGATATTCATTTTGATGCAGGACCGGAAAAAGTATCTGGAGTAACTGCATTTGTAAATGAAAAAGATTTTCAGAATAAGGATAGCCTTTCTTATAAATTTGGAGTTCGACTCACAGATTTTATTTCTAGAGTTCTAGGTTCTCCAGATAGAGGCGTTAAGTCTGAGAGAGTTTCTCAGCATAAAAAACTCGGAATTTTAAATTTAGGAGCTGGATGTTCTGTATTGATTGAAGTAGAATTTATTACAAATGCTCCGGGAATGGCAAATTATAATTCCAAAAAAGAAATTTTAGCCAAAGGTGTTACTGAAATTTCTCAGAGATTTGATGATTTAATAAAATAACTTTTCTTCATATTAACTAAATTAGATTTTACCGGCCAATTTTTTTGGTCGGTTTTTTTATTTCTTAGAATAAGCTTTGAGACTCAAGATTAGTCAGGTTTTGTGCTGTGAGTTCTGGGTTATATTTAGGGAAAAGAAAATCTTCCACTGGAATATCATCAAGCCAACGGTATTGGATTTCTTGGTTTAGCAGAATTGGCATTCTGTGTTTGGTGTTGTGGATTTCTGCCATGAGTGGGTTGGCTACTGTGGTTCCTATGGTACAGGTAAGGATTTCTTCATCTGTTGCTGGGTTTACCCAAATGTTGTACAGTCCGCCAATGGCAAAGATTTCTTGGTCTTTGATTTTGATGAGGTAATTGTCTTTTCTTTTTCCTTTGTCGTCTAGCCATTTCCATTCGTGGAAGGCGTTGACTAAAATGAGGCAACGATTGTTGGTGTAGTTTTTATAGGTTGGCTTCTGGTGTACTTCTTCCATGCGAGCATTAAGGGTTTTCTTTGCGAATTCGCTGTCCTTAGCCCATGATGGGAGGAAACCCCACTGCGCTGCAATGATGTGGTCTGTATCGTGGTCTAAAATCACTGGTAGTTTTGGATTGGCAAAACCG